CAGAATACGAAGTAGTGGCAATAGATTGTTGCAGATTTAAAGATAGAGATATAAAATATAAAAAAATAAGTAGTATAATACCAAGATACGCTATAGATAATTCTTTAAAACATATAGAATTCAAAGATAACTGTATTGGTATCAATTCTCTTTCGATATGTCCAGTAGATGATTTAGGATATAAAGTTGGCTCTACTTGGACATTATTACAACTTGCTGAACTTGCAGACGTATCTATTTATATAGATTTTGCTAAAGATATTGCTAATGATATAATAAACAAATTAAAAGAAAATAAGGAGGTGCAAGACACAACTAATTATAACAAGAAAGCGGATATTAAGAAAGGTGGTAATTAAAAATGCAAAATACACTTACGTTCAAAATTCATTATAATAGCGGCGACTATTCGGATGAATTCATTATCTCTGGCGAGAGCATTGAAGAGATTCGGCATATAGTTTTTGAAGAATGTGAAAGACGTGGATGGAACACGAACCAATGCTGGAGTGAAAAAATATAAACGTCATTATGGAGGTGCAAATATGTTAGACAAAGAAATAGCAATGGAAATCATAAAACAATTAGTGCTTTCAAAAATAGGCGGGGAAAACCACGAAGATATATTTATTAAAAAAGAAAGCTTAGACAAAATAAAAAACAACAACTTAGTATTGTCAATAAAAGACTCTACAAAAGAAAAACTTGTATTTACTAACAAAGAAGATGAACAAGAATTTCTTGTAAACGCAACAAGAGTATTGACTGGTAATAGCGAAGAACTTTATTGTTTTATCTTATCATGCTTGATACAACACTATTTTGATAAAACTGGAGAAATAGAATTCGTATTACACAAAGAAGAATGTTTTAATTTTATGAAAACCGTTGGTGGTTTGTATAAAAAGATTGATACAAATAGTGATGATGTGTTATATAAATTTGAACCATATAAGAATGTTACGCAACTGCGTAATAATTATTGGTAAAATTGTTAATAAAATTTATAAAAAAGATAGGAGTGTGTATTATGTACAAAGATACTTATACAGAGGAACAATTAGGAGAAGTTATTATTGGACTTACAAGACAACTTATAGGAGGTATTTGGAGTTATACTAAGAGAGAACGTATAGCAGCAATTAATAATTTCTTAGTGAACGCAAGTAATTATTACAACATGCCAATACCAGAATTTGAGTTTGTAGAAGGTAACGAAGGGTTGCGAGGATATTCATTTACTGGAGGTGGAATAACACACAAAACACCATACGGAAGTGTTAAAATAACAATGTATAGAAAGTTCTCTTTAACAACTCTATTGCATGAATTTAGACATGTTATGCAATTAAATGGTTTAGTTGAAGACTCAAACGAAGAAGGATTTGACGTAGAAGAAGATGCAAGAGAATGGTCATGTTCTTTATACTACAATGCAGACCCAACTAGATATATGAGAGCTGTTAATGCTGGTAAATTAAGATTTGCGTAGTGTGTGTTATTAAATAATAAGGAGTGATAGTATGTCTTATAGGTACATTACCGAATTAGGACTAAGTAGTCTAGAAGTAGATTACTGGAAGAGAATGGCTTTATCTAACATGAAAATAGCAGTAGAAATAGAAAGTGAATTTAGAAATTTAAGTGTTATACGTGGTTTAAGTAGTGCTTTGAAACCAACTAATTCAATTGCCGATTTTGGAACTTGCGGTATAAACGCTGTAAAAAGTGATGGTTCTCTTTTAAGAGGTGCAGAAACTTGCACTGTTGGTCGTAGAATTTCGTTTATTGATTTGTATGAACAATACAAATACATAATAAATAAAATGATTGAGTATGAACCATTCATCAGTCCTAGAGCTGGTATGCATAATCATTTTCTGTTAGATTATACTAATGTTTATAGCTGTTTAGAAAAACCAATGCCCGGTATAATACTTAAAAACTTTTTACAACTTATAAAAAGATATGCTCCATGCATGGTGTGGGTTACAAGTACAATTAAGCATGATATTCCGGGAATAATAACTAGAAAACATGCTTTCTGCAATCACACATCATTGTATTCTACAGCAATACCATCTAAAACAGCAAATGAAATAAAAAGAATTATACATAATAGAGATAGATACAAATTTATAAATTTAATACCGTTGATTGCAGAAAGAGAAAATGAAGACAATATAACTAGATTCCATGTAGAGTTCCGTTATCCAGATTGCTCATTGTTTCCAGCTCAAATGACTGCACAAAATATTCTACATGCAGCTTTATTATATAAAGCAATAGAATTAAGCGAATATGGCATAATAGCTTGTAGCGATAACGAAGATGATTGGACAGAAATTAAAAGACTAATGAACGCAATAAGAACAAACGATTATACAAGTGGTGATAGAGTATCTGCTCCGCTTCCACAAAGTGATGTTGAGCTTGTTAGAAGTAGAAGTGAAGAAATGATTAAAGAATTAAAATCAGCAATATATGCTGTAGATAAAAACGCTTATCCAATACTTAGACAACTTGCTTACGAACCAATAAGCAAAATGCAATTCGACGTAAGAACAACTGAAGGTGTAAAAGAAATAAACGAATTTTTTGATTTAATTGTGTCTAATATATATGATGTGTCTATTAACCCAGAATATACAGATTTAATTAAAACAATTGTCACTATGAGTATAGTTGGAGCTGCAAACGAAGCTCAATGGACGTATAAAGCTCAAGCAACTCTTAGCAAAAACGCTAAAGAAATAGAGAATAAACTAACAATGTTAAAATTGCAAAAAAATTTAAAATTTGACCTAGAATTAGGTACTTATATTTTTGGCTAAAATAGCAGAAAGGAAGATGATAAAATGTGTAGAATATTATTATGCAACTATAAAGGGTTCGTAAAGCTAGAAGAAATATATGGCGTAGAAAAAATGTTAAACTTTTTAGAGATAAATTGCGGCGGTCATGGAAATGGTTATATGGTAATCAAGGATAAGAAAATTAAAAATATTGATAAAGGAGTCAAACTAACAAATCACAGGATTTACAGCAAAGTATCTGGTAAACCAATGGACTATTTTATATACCATACTAGAGTAACTAGCGCTGGAAGTGTAAGTAATAAAAACTGTCACCCATTTTGGAATAAGAAGAAAAATTTTGCTCTATGTATGAATGGTACAGAGCAAAGCATGGCTGCTATAGGTCGTAATCTAGATAAAACTGATACAAAAATAGTGTTTGATATGGTTAATAGAAGCATAATACCAATAAAAGCGTTAGGATTTTTAAGCGCTAACTATATGGGATTTAGAAACGGCAAAGTGTTTGTTATCAATAACAACAGATATAATTGTCTTGAAGTGTATCAAGACGGTAATGCTTTTGTAATTGCTTCTACTTTTCCAAAAGATTTTCCAGTTGATACAAAAGATATGGAGCTTACAACATGGCATGAAGGCGAAGATATACCAGTAAGAGAGCCTATTAATTTTCAAAATAACTTCGATAATAATTTAAACTTTTATTATTATGACACATCTACTCCAAAAGGTTGGGAAGGCGTTTGTACGTACAAACCAGAAACTATTGAATTTACTAAAGAAGATATTTACAAAGAAGTTTTAAAAGAAGAATATGACAAATAGTAGACAAGCCTTACTGATTTGTGTTATAATATGACTACAAAAGGAGGTGTTGTGTTATGGCACAAGGCGGTTACAGAAAAGGCGCTGGAAGAAAAAATGTAAAAGAACAACTAGTTATAGACCTTTACAGAGCTAAATGGAACAATCAAGATTTAACTCTTAGAGATATACTCTATAGAATGTACGTAGAGGAAGGGAAAAGCCAAAGACAAATCGCAAAGGAGTTGTATATGTCTGCGTCATATGTAGGTAAGTTACTAATAAGAGAAGGCGTTCCAAGAAAAAAGTTAAAATGGACTTTTGAATGATAGCTAACTTCTTTATACATTCTAAGCTTTTAGAACCAATAATATTAAAAAGACTTTTAAGTGATTATGGAACGATATTAGACTACAGACCAGCATATACAGTTGGGCGTTTATACAAAAGAAAAAATATGATATACTTAGTGCGTCCAAACTTTTGTCTAGATTTTGTCTATGGAACTCTATACACAATAGGTGTTAAAGATGAAACAGTGTTCAAAATACTAGACAGCTATCATGGTTGTACTGAATATATTTATAAAAATAAAATTAACACTGATTTATCTCATAGAGAAATAGTACAAGCTACAATAATATCATTTAACTCTTCAGAAGAGTTTATTAAGGCAAAGTATCAAAATATAGAAACTATTAAATGCTTTGCTTATGTAATGAACAACATATATAGTGATAGATACAAAGACCTTAATAGACATAAAATGTATAACTTTCTTAGTAATTTTTTAACTGTATTCCCTAAGTATAATACTTAATAAAATACTCTTGTGATTTTTACAAAGCTTTTAGGAAGTTGTGCTTTAACAACTTCCTTCCAAGGCTATAAGCCTATATATGATTCCTATATATAATTTACAGTCTTTAACATTTATAAAACGCTCAAAGAGCAAAAAAAACAAAAAATATTTTAAAGGAGGACATAAACTATGTCATGGAATGAAATTTTAAACCCACAAAACAACAACTCAAACGAAAATGCAGTAAAATACTGCAGATTAAAAGCAGGAACAAACAAGTTGAGAGTGCTTGATGAAGAGCCATACTCAAGATGGAGTCATTGGATTCCGCAAGCTAACTCTGGAAAAGGAACATCAGTAGATTGCATAGGAAAAGGTTGTCCTGTTTGTGCAAAAATAAAAGAGGACAAGAATAATGGAGTAAAACAAAAGTATTCAACTAAGAAAGCACATGCAATTAACGTACTTAACAGAGAAACAAATGAAGTAGAAATACTAGATAGCGGAAATAAAATATTTCAAGGCTTAGCAACATTGTTGAGTCAAATGGGAGATTTAAGAAAATACGACGTTAATATCGTTAAATCTGGTTCTGGTACAAGCACAACATATCAAGTGTTACCAGTATATCCACCAGTACCACTTACAGACTCAGAAAAAAGTATGAAATTACACGACATAAAGAGTGCGTACAAAAAACTTACACCAGAACAAATTCTAGGACTTATGTCTGGTAAGTCTTTAGCAGAAGTAATTAAAGCAGAAGAAACAGAAGAAACCACAACAACAAATGAAAATGATACAGCGTTAGGGGTAGACTTTGGAGAAGCAATAACAGATTAATAACTTAAAAGACGTACTCAAAATTAGGGTACGTCTTTTAAAAAACAAATTAAGGAGGTATACATTATGCCAACAACATATAATAACCCACTGCCAATGAAAGGTATGGTTGACTTTGAAAGTCTTTCAAGAATAACTTCACATTTTAACGGAAGAACAAAAACTTTATATAACGTAAATGGTAATTTTTCACCCAGTTTACCACTCGAAATTCGTGATGATTTTGTAATCGTGTTAGAAGATATGCGATATACCCAAAGATGTGAAGACAGCGAAAGAACTATATACGAAAGAGCTATATACAACGACACATTTGTAATAAAAGTTAGAAACCACGTATATTCAGCAAGATGTAAAGTATTCACAGAAAATGGTTGGTTAATTGTAGCAACAGTAGAGCCAATTATTTTAGGTCGTTCTAGAATACCTAAAACATACTATGCAGCTTTTTCACCAGAAGATTTAATAGAACATAAAACTGAAATATATAATATGCTTGGTTGGAATAGCATATTAAGAAATCAAAGTTCAGAAGAAAGTGTTGCAGAAGAACAAAACAATTCAGAAAACGAAGAACAAGAAGAACAAACAGAAAATTTAAGATTGTGCAGTAATTGTGCTTTTAATTTCTCAGAAAGTTGTATACGCTGTGTGTCAAGTACAATATTTAGAAATTATACGTGTGACTCAAATTATAGTGGTCACGTGAATATAGATGATGAAGTAGTAACTATGCTTTTGCAAAATGGAGTACCAAAGAGATGTACTTTTTGTGAAATGTGTATTGGTGGTAAATTAGATACATCTTGTATAGACTGCATAAGGAATAATTTCTGTTACTATTCTGAAAAACAAATCAGTTATGTACAAAATGTATGGGGATATCATAAAAAATTCACAAAACTTTAAGGAGGAAACACAATGCCAAGATATTTGAACACAGAACAAAGAATGATTATAATAAAGTTTTTGCTTCTTAAAGACATACTAAAGAAAACAATTGATACGTGGAGCAGTCTTAAGTATTCTAAGAACATGATGAAATACTTAAAGACTGCACACACATTTTTAGATAAATCACTAGAAGAGCTTTTATTTGAAATAGGTTATAATGAAGCATTAAAACTTAAAGAAGTAGCAAATGACACTATAATACAGTTTAGTAGCAAATCAAAAAGGAAATTTATTAATAATAATAAAATTAAGCACTCAATAGACCATGTTATAACAGATAGTGAAACAGTTTACGACATAATGGAAGCTGTAATAGAACACAAGTGTAAAAAATGCAATGGTAAAAAGAAAGAGTGTAACATACGTGATAATTTTATGATACCATGGGAAGCACCACCAGTTAATGAATACGTTACTGATTTGTCAGAAACTTGTCCATTCGCTTATGATGAAGACGTAGAAGTTATACGTGAAGAAGAAGTATATAAATCATATATAAGGAAGTGATTGAATTGGCTTTAAAACCATCTCAAATAATTGTTAGACATTTTATTGACACTTTTAATTATAAATTCACTGGTGTGTTATTTAAAAAAGAGTTAGGTATAGCAAACTCTCTAATTAAAGCTGGCTTTACGCCAGAAGAGATAATAATGTGTATAGACTATCTTAAAGAACACCCACCAGTTAATGGACTTCGTTCACTTGCTTATTTGCAATATGTGATTAACGATATATTACCTAAAGCAAAAGTAAAGAAGTTAAATACTGTACAAAAAGTATTTTTTGAAGAAAAAGAGTTAGACAAAAATTTAGATGATAATATGTCAAAGTTTAACAGGTTCTCTGGTGGCAATAACAAATTAAGAATTTAGAGGTGATATTATGACAGACATAAGATGTGATATGACACAATGCAAACACAATACCGCTGAATATGCAAATGACCCAAGAGGTGGTTGGTGTATGGCTCAATTTATATGTTATTCAGCGCTATTGTGTGAAGCTTTTTTAAAAGATAATAGCAAACAAACATTATGTGTTGAAGATTATAACAGGCTAAAGGAGTTAGATAACAACATATAAGAGGTGGGGAGTATGCCAAATGTTAATATAAATGATATAATAGCGAATCCCGGTGCTGAAAGAGCAATATTAAGCATTATACTTAGAGACAAAAACAAGATAATAGATTGTGAGTCAGCAAGTTTGTATTCAGAACACTTTGCTGTAGAGGGGCATAAAAGATTGTATGAGGTGATTTGTTATTTAGCAGTCAATCCAAACGTTAGGCAGATAGACTCACTTCTTGTGTACAGCACAATAACAGATGATACTGCTAAGAACGCTATTGATGAACTAGGTGGTATGAGATATATAGATACGCTTATAAACGCAAGAATATTAGATAATATCACTTTGTACATAAATATAGTTAGAAATTGTGCCTTAAAGCGCATGGCTTATTCGTTAGGTGGCGACATACAAAACATGATACTTACAAATCAAGAAACTGAAATAGAAGTTTTATTAAACGACATACAGCAAAGAACTCTTTCTCTTATTCTTAACAATAGCTCTACAAATAATGTATATAGAGTTGGCGATTCTATAGAAGAAAGATTAAGACGTAGAGCAGAGAATCCACAAAACATACCCGGATATACATTAGGTTGGAGACAATATGATTATATAACTCAAGGATATAAACCAAACGAACTTACGGTATTTGTAGCAGAAAGTAAGACAGGTAAGTCAGCACTACTGCAAAATCACGAAGAAGCTTTTACAGTGCGTGGTGGTATTCCGGGTTTATATATAGATACAGAAATGACAGATGAAGAACACGACGATAGATTGCTTGCTATGATAAGCAGAGTACCATATCAAGAAATATATAACGGTATGTTTGCTAGAGACACTGAACATGGCAGAGCAGAAGAAAAAATAAACAAAATAGAAGAAGCAAGACAAAAAATTATTAGAACACCATGTTATCATGTATATATGCCAGACTTTACAATAGATAAAGTAACAGCACTTACTAGACAATATCAACTTCAAAGTAATATAGGATATTTAATATTCGATTATATTAAGTTACCTACAAGTGAAATAGGTGGACTAGCTAATGCTGCTGAATATCAAAGGTTAGGATTTATAACAACTTGCCTTAAAGATACCGCTGGTGTGTGCAATATACCAGTAATAAGCGCTGCACAAGCAAATAGAAGTCAAATTGGAGCTGGAGGGGCAAGAGACGCAAGTAACATTGGTGGTTCATATAGAATACTACAAATGGCTACTAGACTTTGTTTCTTACGTAACAAAACAGATTTTGAAATAACAAACGAAGGATTTGAAATGGGGAATCAAAAACTTCAAATAGCATATCAAAGAAATGGTGCTGGGGGTAATGACGAGATTAACATTCAGTTTGACAGACCAATACTCAAAATGAAGGAGGTATCTTAATGCCTACAGCGTTAGAATACATTAAAGAAAATCTCACAAGGGAAATGGTTCTTGATTTACTAACAAAACATGGAGCTAAAAGAATAGCTATAAACGATACAGAAATAAGAAGCACATGCCCAATACATGGCGGTGATAACCCTACAGCTTTTGTATGGAATTTAGAAAATAATATGTGGTATTGCTTTACTGAATGTGGTTGTGGTGGTGATGTGTTTCAATTTATAGCTAATATACACGATTTAGACATAAACAATGAATTTAAAACAATCATAAACACAACAGCAAACGAATTAAATATAGATATAAGCAATTTAGAGCTTGGAGAAAGAGCGAATAAAAATAAAAAGGAACTTAGAGCGTGGCTTGCATATTGCGATAGTGTAAATAATAAAAAGAATAAAGCATTTGAAATAAAAACCCTTGGTCAACGATTTGTGCTTAATTCGTACAGAAATTTAACACCAGATATATTAGAAAGACATAGTGTTACTTATAATGGAACTTATAAGCGTGTTCAGTTCCCTATATATGATGAAGATGGTAATTGCGTAGGAGCGGTTCTTAGACGTACAAATGAAGCAGACAATAGGAAATGGGTTAACAGACCAAAAGGACTTAATACTGGAGAAGTGCTTTACAACTTAAACAATATACCAGAAACACAATTAACAGTAAGAATTGTAGAAGGCGTATATGACGTTTTAAATTTAATATCGCTAGGCATTGACAATGTTGTATGTACATTTGGAGCGCATTTAACAGACGAACAAATAGATTTAATAATAAGCAGATTCTTAAATGTTATATTAATGTACGACAATGATAATGCTGGTATAAAAGCAACAGTAAAAGCTATAAAAAAATTAAGTCATTTAGCTAATGTTTACATTTCTGATTTGTCTAAAGTAAATAAGAAAGACCCCGGTGAATTAACTAGAGAAGATTTAGACAATATACAGAATATTGCATGGTACAACTGGCTTAAAGAACATTAATAATGTTATAATAAACATAAGGAAGTAAAAAAAGGGAGGTAAAAACATGAAAACATTTATATTAATACTAATAATTATATTTTTGCTTTTAGGCACTTTTGGTGCAATATTATCACGTTTAAGCATGAAAAAAGGACAAACATTAGCTGGACTTTATAGCGCTATATGGACAGTTATATTCTACTTGATGGCGCTAATATTAATTAACATTTAATATTTAGAGGGGGAATGGAAATGGATTTTTATAATTATCAACGCAAATCAGAAAGAACTATTAACAAAAAACTAGACAAAGAAGATATGGTACTAAACGCCTGTCTTGGTATTTCTGGAGAAACTGGAGAGGTGGTAGACCACATAAAGAAATATTTTTATCAAGGACATCAATTAGATTTACATAAAGTTGCAGACGAGCTTGGTGATGTGTTGTGGTATATAGCAGAACTTTGTACTGCGCTTCACATCAACTTAGATGTTGTTGCGCAACAGAACATAGAAAAACTAGAAAAAAGATATCCAGAGAAATTTACAGAAGAAGCAAGCATTAATAGAAAAGAATAAGTCATTTATGACACAAGGAGGATAATAATATGGTACACCTTCACGTACACACAAGCGGCTCTCAATTAGATGGTGCTTGTGATATAAAGAAACTAGTTAAAAGAGTCAAAGAACTTGGTATGCAAGCAATAGGAATAACAGACCATGGAAATATGATTAAAACACTAGAATTTCAACTAGAATGTCAAAAAGAAAATATAAAACCAATCATAGGCTGTGAGTTTTATATGGGAGACCAAGATACACAAGATAATTTTCATCTGATTTGTCTTGCTAAAAACAATACTGGACTAAAAAACTTATACAAACTTAACGCCTATTCATACAAAGATAATTTTTACAAAAAACCTAGAATTACGTTTGAAAAACTTGTTGAATGTAAAGAAGGTTTAATAGTTACTACAGCGTGTATTGGTAGTAAGTTTGGCAAGTGTTTTCTAAAAGGTGATATAGCAGTCATAAAATGTTCGTTATTATCCTTTAGAATGGTTTTTAGTGAAGATTTTTACGTTGAAATACAAGTGAATAACATACCAGAACAAGCAGAATATAATCGCAAAATGATTGAACTTGCCAGAGAACTTGAAATTGATGTTATAGTTTCTTGTGACGCTCACTATATAAACAAAGAAGATTTTGAAGCTCACGATACATTACTATGTATGCAGACAAAGAAAGAAAAAAGTGATACAAATAGATTTAAATTCACTTGTAATGATTTTTATATAAAAAGTAAAACAGAAATTTATAATGAGCTACTTTCTATGGGTATAGATAAATATTTAGCAGAAGAAGCTATACAAAACACAGATGAAATAGCTAGAAAATGTAATGCTGAAATACAAATCAACCAAGACTTTATGCCACATATCGCAAGCGAAGAAAATGAACCAAAAATGCTTGCTGAGCTTTGTAATGTTGGGTTTAACAAAAGGTATAAAGAAGGCGCTTTTGAAGGACTTAATATACAAGACGTTATAAATAGAATATCTTATGAATTGAAAGTAATAAAACAAAAAGGTTATTGCGGGTATTTCCTTATAGTATCTGACTATATAAATTGGGCAAGAGAGAAAGGTATATTGACAGGTAGTAGAGGTAGTGCTTGCGGTAGTGAAGTAGCATTTATAACTGGAATAACAGAAGTAGAACCAATCAAAAACGGTTTGTTGTTTGAAAGATTCTTAAATCCAGAGAGAAACTCACCGCCGGATAAGTAATATTGTCCCCTTATGCAGTAATGCATATTGAATAACTCCGAATATGCTGGAAACCCCTTAGAGCCTTTGATACCGAAGCGTGACAATTCAAAGGATTGGGCAATCAGCAGGGATAGGTTGTATAACTTGTCTACGTCTGATATAATTAGTATGAGGTGATTTAGATGTTAAAAGAAACCAAATACAAAGGTTATTTCGTAGACACAGAAGGAAATGTATACTCAAATAAGAAAGGTACACTTAAAAAATTATCATTGTGGCTTACGTCAAAAGGAAGATATTGGACTTTTAGGGTAGGTAGTAAAAATATTTTAGTTCACAGACTTGTAGCTGAAACATTTTTGGACAACCCTTTAAACAAACCAGAGGTAAACCACAAAGATAACAACTCTAGGAATAATAACGTTGATAATTTAGAGTGGTGTACGCGAAAAGAAAATATGGCACATTGTTTCAAAGAACATTCCCCTGTTAGAAATTTCAAAAACGCAAAAGTATATAAAGGAAACCAACTAATTGGTGAATACATAAGTATTAGTGAAGCTTGCAGAGATATGAAACAAAAATATGGTGTGCCTTTTTATCAATTTGCAAAACATAAAGTATACAAAGACTTCAAAATAGTTATATAACAAGCCCCCAACGACTACCAAGGAGTATCTCACTGAGATGATGGTATAGTCTACACCCCTAATAAATATCGGGAAACCGAGGGTATAATGGATAGACACAGACTTTGATTACGCAAGAAGGCATGAAGTTATAGAATATATAAAGAATAAATATGGAGAAGAACACGTAGCTCACATATTAGCAGAAGGAACGCTTACTGCAAAAGCTGTTTGTAGAAAGGTTTTATCTGCTTATGGCTATGACATGAAAGTTATAAATCACATAGCAAAAACTGTACCAGATAAAGTAGATAGTATCAAAACATGTATGGAAGTTATTCCAGAATTCATGTTTGCTATGAAAGGTAAAGAAAAAGAATATCAAGATATGCTTACATTAGAAGGGCTTATGTCTCATACATCAATGCACGCTGCTGGCGTTGCTATAGCAAATCAGCCTATTTATAACATTGTGCCATGCATGACAAACAGTGAAGACAGAACAATGTTAATAACACAATGGCATAAAAAACTTTTAGAACTAGTTGGTGTGTTTAAGTTTGACATATTAGGGCTTAAAACGCTTACTGTACTTGATATGACAATGAAACTTATAAAAGAGAATAAAGGCATAGACATATCACTAAGTGATATAGACATAAATGACCCTAGAATATATGCTTTTTTAAGGGGAGGACATTTAGCAGGCGTGTTTCAATTTGACGCTCCAGCAGGAAAACAAGCATTAGAAAAGATACAAGTTACTTGTTTTAATGATGTTGTTGCAGGAGAAGCTTTATGTAGACCGGGTGTTAAAGAAGCAGAGTTATATTATAACAACAGAAAACTTGTTCTTGAAGGTAAAGAATATAAAAAAACTGGCTATGAAATCGTAGATGATATTTTACGTGAAACATATGGAGCTATAGTTTATCAAGAGCAAACAATGTTGCTTATGAATAAACTCACTGGTGGAAGATGGTCACTTGGTAAGGCAGACAAAATGAGGAAAGTAAAAGACCTTGAGGAATATAGAGAAGATTTTGTTAAGTGTTGTGTTGCTAACGGATATACTGATGATTTTGCTAATAATATATACAATAGGTTCGATTTAGGATATACATTTAATAAGTCTCACGCTGCTGCTTATGCAGTTCGTTCTATTCAGTGTGCTTATTTTAGTTGTTTTTATCCAGTTGAGTTTATGACAGCTTTGATGTCTATTGATGTGCTTGGTGATGGAAAAGACATTCCAAGGTTTATACAAGAATGTAAAAGAAGGCAAATCAGAATAATGCCACCAGACATTAATAAATCTTCTACTGTTTTTACTTGTGAAGGAGATGTTATATTATATCCTCTTACAGGTATAGCTTATGTAGGAGAAAACGCAGTTAATCATATTATGAAGAATAGACCTTTTACAAGTCTTAATGACTTTTTAAGCAAAGTAGAAAAGAAAAAAGTCAATAAAAGAATTGTAAAACAACTTATTAAAGCTGGAGCATTTGATGAAATAGAAAACGAAGAATATAGAGGTAATAGAGCGCTTCAACTTAACGACTATATGGCAAGTGTTAAAGAAACGCCAAATCAAATGACTTGGTGTACGCCTTTATTAATGCAATACGAACTAGACACATTAGGATTTAACCTAACCGTACACCCACTAGACGGTTACAAAGTTAGAGATATATCTGATGTGCCAGATGGAAGTAATATCAACACTTGTTTTTTAATAAAAGAAATAAGACCTATTAAAGATAGAAACGGTAACGATATGGCTTTTGTAGAAGCAACTAATCAATACAATACAGTAACACTAATAATGTTTAGCAGAGAGTTCGCTAAATTTAAAAATACTCTTGTACCAATGCTAAAAGTAGCAGTAGAAGGAAAGAAAGAAAATGATAATATAATAGTGAACAAACTAAGTATAATATAGGAGGTATGCTTTATGAGTTGGAGTGAAATTATATTAGACAATAAACCAACGGAAAAACAAATTAAAAAAGCAGAAAAACTTCTTGAAGAAAAATACGGTGATATAACACAGCCAATATATACAATGACACAACAAGAAATATCTACGCTTATAACAAACCTAAGTAAGAGGGTTAAAGACCCTCTTGATAGGTTTTGTGGCAACAATAAACTAACTCTACTATACATAGGTTACATACCAGAAATGTATTCAAACGTTATACATTATATACTTGAAAAAGCTAGAGAAGAAGATTTGCCAGTTACAAACTTTGTTTTAGAGTTAGAAATGTTTCCGTTTACTAATGATTTAACAATAACATATAGATTTACTTACAAAAACAAAAGACTGTTATGTGCTAAAATTATAACTCAAAATATGCTTAACGAAGATAAATATATGTTAGTTGTTAATAAAACTTTTGAACAAATAAAAGATAAAATATGGGGTGTTAGCGACAATGCTTAGACAAACAATACTTAATAATTACGAAAGATGTCCTTATATGTGTTATAAGGAGTTTGGAACATTAGAAGAACCAAAAGATAGGCATGATGAAGAAGAATGTTATAGTAATAAATATGCTGCTGCTGGAATAGCTCTACACGAAGCTATGGAGTGGTGGGGTAACGAAAAGATAAATGGTACAAGCAGAACGCTTATAGAAGTACACGACAAATTAGATGAACGTTTTGAACTTATACCTCATGATTTGTTTAAAGACGATAATGACAGAAAGACATTTTACAACTCTCTACATGAACAAATTAATTGGGTATATGAACACTCACATTTAATAGTGCCAATTAAATGTGAATTAAATTTTGCTATTGAAAATCTATTTGATGATATTGATATAGGGTTTACTGGAACTATAGATAGAATAGATGGCGATATAGCAAACCAAGATGTTGATTTAGTAGATTATAAGACTGGAAAGACTTATACAAAGAAAGAATTGTCTACGAATATGCAAGCGTGTATATATGCAGAAGCGTTTAAGAAAATGTATGGCTTTTATCCAAAACGATTTGTTTTTATGTTCTCTAAGACAAGACGTTTTAAAGTCGTGCATATCAATCCAGAATTCATGGCTAACGCAAAAGCACGTATAAAAGGCTTATATATGCGTATGGTAAGCGGAGAATACAAACCAGATAGTTCTAACAAATATTTTTGTAAGAATTTTTGTGAGTATTATAAAGAATGTCCAGCACACAAGAAAGGTGGCTGGAATGTAGATTTTGAAGTATTTAACCCAGACGAAAATGTATAGTAAAAAGGAGGGTTAAAATGAAAATCATATGTAGACATGAATGGGAATATAAGATAAAACCAGATAAAGTGATAATAGTACAATGCAGAAAGTGTGGTAAAACAGAATTTCATAGTAAAAATAAAAAATATATATTCTCTAAGTTAGTTAATAGAACATATTGCTGGTGTCCTAGTTGCAGTAATGACTTGGTTAGAGATAGTTTTGTATCTGAAAATGAAGGGGTAGTGAATTATAAATGTAGTTGGTGTGGACACGAGAGTATATGGCATTTTGGAATAGCACCAACGCCGATATTACTAGAAGGTCAATTAACATAACAAATGTTAGTAGTATATGATGAAGTAAATATAAATAATAAAAATCAAACGCATACTTAACAATGAAGAAGTGCAGAAAGAAGCAGAAGAAACGTGTCCACATGGAATGTCATATTTTTTATTATCATGCCGTCAATGTGACAAATATAATTATTGCAATTTACTTTGGGAATTTAAAGAAAGCGAGGTCTAACACGAAAGGAGGGATATTATGATAGATATAGAATATGGAAAATTTGTTCTATTCTGTGATATTTGTGGAGAAGAAATAGACGGATTTGATACTTTTGATGATGCACTTGATTATAGCCGAGAAGAAGGCTGGGAAAGTAAACGTGGAGAACGATTAGATTTAAAAGATGGATGGATAGATGTCTGTCCGAAATGCCAAAAGTGATTTGTAATATAACTAAGTTAAGACTTTGATTATATTGCGAACTACCGAGGAATTCTCGGTAATTAAAAAGATTTTGTATTTGAAGAATGGGGAGATGAGGAACAAACAAATGGAATTTAAAAGTAGCATACAATTTAAACTTAGTTGCTATTGTTGTGGAGGTGTTGATTTTGAAAATATAGAAAGAAGATGGAATAAGATTGAAGATATGTATTTCTTAGATTTTGAAGATAAAGAAAAAGTTAAATGTTTAAGCTGCGGTCTAGTAGATTATCTTCACAATTTAGTTCCAAGAGGATTTGTAAACAAAAATTAATAGGTTGCACACGAAATACATTTAAAGAAGTATAATAACAAAACACATGGGGGTGGGTTAATGAAAGTTTTAGGTGTAGATAATGGAAGAAGAACTGGCATTGGTATTGTAGAGGATTTTAAGTTTGTTGAAACTAGTTACTTTATTACTGGAGAAACGTCTACAAGTCATGTAGAAAAGATAAGAAACCACTTTAATTTGTTACGGTCTGTTATATTAAGAACAGCGCCAAACTTAATTGTAGTAGAGTCACCAAACGATTTGACTGGTATCAACAAAGTGCTTTTGTCAAGAGCTTACTATACAAACACAATAATTCTTGCTGGTCAGTATAATATACCAATCAAATCATGCCACGCTATGACGCTTAAAAAGGCTGTAGCAGGGCGAGGAAACTTAGAGAAGGTAAATGTATGTGACACTCTTGTAAAACGTTATAGCGTGCCTAGAGAGTGTATAGAGATACCTGTATATTATAAAACTAAAAAAGATTTAAACGGTAATCTAAAAATAAAAAATTATCTATATGATGAAACAGACGCTACTGCTCTAGCGTTCTATCCATTTGTTATAGATAATTTTGAAGGGGAATAAGTAATGAGAGATATAGAATTAACATATGATGAAGAAAAAGAAAGGTTCTTAGCTTATATGCAAGGTAGTATCATTAAATATGTTACAAGATATAAACATAAAAATGGCATTGAAGATTTAAAGAAAGCTAAATGGTTCTTAGATGAAATGATAAAAACTTTAGAAAAAGATGAATAAAACACTGTTGGTCTGTCTATAATAATAATGACAAACAGAGTGCAACTAATCATTCTTATGACAAAC